TGCTGGAATATTTCTTGCGCACCAATCCCTTCATCCGTAACGTTGAGCCTATCAACCAACTGGATGCTGGCAATAGTGTGCTGAACACCAATCGCATGGTTGTGTACAAGCGCGATCCCGGCAAAGTGCAACTGCACATCCCTCAGCCTCTTGAGATGTTCCCCCCTCAGCAACGTGGTCTGGAATTCATTGTTCCTGCTCATGCTCGCGTGGGTGGTGTCGCTCTTTATTACCCTAAGAGCGTCATCTACGTCCAAGCTTCTGCTGCTTGATCGTAAACCAAGGCAGGGCGCTAACCTTTATCACAGTTCCTAAAGAACAATCAAAATGCTAATTGCTTACCGCCCTGAACTTGAAAATCCGCCTCGTGAGGGAGGATTTGGCATTATCACTGACTCAGGAATGATTCAACTCAGTCCTGGCGTTAATTCCGACGTACCTGAAACCAAATGGGCAAAGGCACGTACCAACGGCACTGTTAAACGCCTTATGGCCATTGGAGCCATTGAGGAGGTTAAACAAACAGCTACGGTGCAAGAGATTCCACAACAAGTGGCCACTCTTGCAGGAATGCCTCTCAATGAAGCCTTCAGAATGCTGGAAATTATGCACGACGAAGAGCAGCTTACGAGCTGGAAAAAGATTGAAGGGCGAGTGAAAATTCGCAATGCCATCAATAAGCGTCTTGAAAGCATTCGTATTGGAAAAGCCTAATTATGGCAGTCACCTATTCAGGTTTTCTTGATCGCTTCCCCGAATTTGTTCCCCATCCATCGGGAATTGTCAATGGGGCTCTTACGGAGGCCACTGCGGATGCAAGTTCTGATGTGTTTGGTGACCAAACAGACCGAGCTATAAAGCATCTTGCAGCTCACATTATTGCTATTCAACTTGCACAAATGGGCATCCAAATTGGAGCCACAGAAGGCAAGGTGTACGGCAAGGGGCTTGACGCCACTCAATATGGCCAAGAGTTCAAACGAATGCTTGAAACCGTCGCTGGTGCTTCTTCTATTGGTTTCGTCGTATGACTAACGGTCTTTCGCCACTTGCTAATTCCACTCTGGTGTGGCAAGTTGCGTCAGGCTATACGTTGGACGCTACTACTGGCAATTATGTAGGAACTGCTTCTGGCATTACTTACTACGCCACGTTGAAGCAAAAGCAAAATCCCCGTTTCGATTATTTGCTCGGTGCAGACAGTACCGCCGTTTACATGGAGGGAAGACTGACTGGACCATTGGCGCTTTCTGGGATCACTCCTGGCAGCTCCGCTTCTGCAACAATCAATGGGAGGGAAGGACGGTTTGAGCTATTGCCAAACGAACAAATTGCTGAACATTATTGGCAATTTCTCGGCACGCCAATCAGAGGAATTTTTAGACTGATTGGCAAAGGAAGCGTACAAAACGTTTAACGCTTAACCACTTTCTTTCCCACTGAGGACTTCTCATGCTTTACCACCCGACAGAATTGGTTAAGAGCCAAGACGTGATTGTGCGCGTTGGCTCTATTGCGGGAGTTGCCCGCCCAATCATCACGCAGAGCGGCGCTACGTTCACCGTAAGCGGAGCACCTGCTCTATACACCTTACAGGCCGCTACAACGGCTTCTGTGGCCTTTAACGACGGCAATACCGAGTTCTACCTTTTAGGCGGCGGTGGTTTTGCTGATAGCGTTATCGTCACTTCTCAGGCCACTGCTTCTATCACTTCCTACTTCCAAAAGGATGTTGATGGCACTGTGTTTGTTCCTAATAGCTTTGACGAAGCGTTCCAAGTGATTGCCGAAAGCCGTTACAACAAGAATGCTGAAGTTTACGTTGAAATTAACAAGCAACTTGGCTCATCTGGTACTACTTTCTATTATGACCGCGTGGCTTATACAGCTTCCGTCATGAACTACAGCGAAAGCTATCCTGCTGATAATCTTGTGGAATGCACCTTCGACCTTATTAGCCGTGGTCGTATTGGCATCAATCAAGCAGCTACTAGTTCTGGCAGCATCATCCCAACTGCTCCTAATTCCTAACTTTCTTTCCCATAGTTTTGCTAGCCTTCCTTTACGGGGAGGCTTTTTATTGTGAATGCTATTCAGCTTAGGGATACTATTACCACGCTTTTGGCGGCCAGTCCCAATTTGATCGGTTCCTATACTTTTCCTGACGGCACACAAGTGCCAGCCATTTATATGACTGGCAGACAGGGTGTGCCTTCTGAGTGGAAAGTAGAAGGCATGGAAGTAACAATGCGAGAGTTTCCTGAGCTTGCTCCTAAATCTCCAATGGGAGGCACGGTAAAAGTGACGCAAGTATGGGAAGTAATCCTTGTGCAATACACTCCTGCTGATGGAGAATTAGCAGTGGCAATGGACAGAATGGTTAGACGTTTTCCTGATGCCACTCCTCGTTACTTCCCTGGAGATGACATTGCTTATGAGCGCTGTAGATTTTTAATTCCCGACCTTATTCTTCGCCCATTGGTCTCATCATGAGCGGCACTATTGTTGGAGGCCGTTTAATTAATTACGAAGGGCTGGAGAAAAAGCTTGTCAAAGCTTTTGAAGATTGGACCCGCCTTGACGTTAATGATCATTTTCGTGATGAGTTTACAGAAGACAAATGGGACTATCCAAATAGAACCAAAAGAAAAAGTGGTCAGATCGTGGATAGTCCTCGCAACATCTTTGATTTAGGAGATCTCTACAGGAGCGGCAGAGATGGCTTTACTATTACGCAAGGCGGAACTGACATTACTGCATCCTGGGATTGGGATGCCAAAAACAATAGTGGCTCTGGTTACGCATGGTACGTACATGAAGGACTTTCGACAAACGGCGCACCTAGACCATGGACGGATGTGTTTCAACAGAGGGATTTGTTTATCAGCAGCAACATAAGCAAAGCTCTCCGTTCCAGAATCCGTGCGACAATGGGCAGATGAAAATTGACTATCTAAGCAGCGAAGATGGCCTTGTCCATGCCATTAACAACGAAGTGGAAGGTTCTTCTTTGTCTGTTGGTATTCTGTGCCTTATTGCTTGTGGAGAATCAATCACTAGAATAACCAGCGACAACCATTCTTTTCTCGTTGAACTGCCTTCAGAATTCCTGTCTGGGCACGAACGAGTTAAGGTGTTTAATGCTTTGTTGAACATTCTGGATCATGAGCAAATACAGCTTTCTAGTTCAAACCAAAACTGAAGACTATTTTGAACTGTTGCCGGACATCCGCCTGAAGAAATATGGCGGATGGTTAGTCGCTGAGTCCATTGAACAAGAAGAAATCAGCAAGCTTCAAAGTCAGTCTACGATTCGTGCAGTGCAACTTGCTAAACGTATCGCTGCTTCTAAGGATATTCCCCTTGACGAGGCATTTACGCTTCTGCAAGGTGGAAGCACTTCCATCTCTGAAGCTGAACTGCTTTCTGAATACACAGAAGAAACACTCAGCATGATCACCAGTGGATCATCAGTGGAGAGCACAAATGCTCGCATGGTCACTGCTTTTATTCGCTCTCGCGGTCAAGGGATGGTCGATGGGGAATGGCAGGATCTTGGGGATTGGGACTTGGAAGATACAAAAGTGCTCCCCCGCAGTGCTATTGGCAAAGTAGTTGAATTTATTGGAGCTGAACAAGAAGCGGAGGTGAAAGAAGCTGCAAACTCAGCAAAAAAATCCCAGAAGAGGAATTCTCCTCCATTGCAGAGCGTCTAGAAAACCAGGCGCGTAATAACTTAAAAGGGCTGACCAATTGGAATGAAATTTATTTTCGTCTAGTTACGTCGGACTTCAATGATCCGAGATGGACAGCAGCGGAGTTTGGCAAGCAAAAGCTTGACGATGTAAAGGCTGCATTGAAATATCTAGGAAAGCATGATATGTCTAAATACAACGTGCAAAGTGTAGCCGTAGCCAAGCTTGGTGCAATGGCAGCAGGCATGCTAGGAGGAAAGAAATCGAAAGTAAAGCCTAATGATTTCCTGCCATTTGACTCCAATCAAATGAAGAAAGAAGATGGTGTGACTGATGCAAGCTTGGTTGTTCTTCAACGCTTGATGAAAACAAGACGTATGGATGGAAGGATTATTGGTTTGTTAGCTGACGAACTTAAAAGCTTTAGCGGGCGAAAACAAAGTTAATGATTATAGAATAAAGGCATTGTTGGACGCAAAGGGAAAATGGCAGCTCAAGACGCCGAACTTAAACTGAGGGTAAGTCTTGATCTTGCATTTTTTCGGCAACAATTAGCGGGATTAGGGACGGCAGCGGCTGGCTACTCATTGCCGATCAATGTCAAGTTTGATCGTCGTTCTGTACAAAATGAGCTAAATACGCTTGGGCGTAATGTTAGCCGAAGAAAATACAGGCTGGAAGTCGCAACTAATATTTCCTCCGAAATCAAGAATGCAGCCAAGCTCGCAAAAGCCTTAGACGGACTAAGTGAATCAAGAAAATCAGCTCAAGTCTCAATTAATCAACAACTTAGACAAGGGATATTGTTGCAGGGGCCTGCAATCGGAGGTCTTGACAGTAAAAGTGTAGGGAGGCTTTACCGAGGCGCAGCTAGGGCCGGTATTCTTGAATACAGCAAAGAAGTTGCAAGGACAAAAGCGTCTGCAGTTGCAGCGCTGGAAGCAGTTGGCAGTGACAGTGTAAAAGGACTGCTCAATGGGCTTACTAGCGAAGACAAAAAACTTAAGAAAGCCGCCGAGTATCTTGGGGAGACTTTAATTGGGACCGTTAAAAAGGTTCTCGGCATTGCATCGCCCTCTCGCGAATTCAAGAAGATTGGTCAAAACGTAGGAGAAGGCTTCCAACAAGGAATGCTGTCCTCAATGGACAAGGCTTTTGATGTAGTAGAAGGCTTAACGCGTAAGCGCATGAAAGTACTGGACACTCTCGCTCGCGGAATATTCCGCATGGCAGGTGCCGAGCTTAAACTAAGGGTAAGTCTTGATCTTGCATTTTTTCGGCAACAATTAACAAAATTAAAAACAACAACAACTAACTACTCAACACCAATCAGTGTCAAGTTTGATCGTCGTTCTGTACAAAATGAGCTAAATACGCTTGGGCGTAATATTAGCCAAAAAGAATACAAACTAAAAATCACAACTAATATTTCCTCCGAAATCAAAAATGCTGGCAAGTTAGCCAAAGCACTTCGTGAATTAGATAAAGTTGTTCAAAAAAACAAAGGAATAAAAAGCCGCGCAGCAGGAGGAGTTAGTGGAGCGACGGTAGATGCAAGAAAAATCCAAACGTTGATCAATAGAGCCACGCAACCCGCTCTTCTGGCTCTTTACAAAGGAATGGCTGAAGCCAAGATCCCCATGAAGGATGTTGGCAAGAGCACAGTTGACTCGCTCAAAGCTTCAATTATTAGCGGTGTCCCCGCGATTTCAAAAGACATTGCACTTGGACTTGCCAATGGATTGGACCCTAAACTCAAAGAAAACGGAGGCAAAGCAGCTCGATTATTTATTGATTCCTTTAAAGACGCAGCAGGCATTGCCTCTCCATCCAAAATTTTCAAGCAGCTTGGTGAGTTTAGTGCTGATGGCTTGGAAATTGGCTTCGTTGAGGGGTTAAAAGATTTCAAGGTAAGGGCCGTAAGTGAAATCAAAAAAATTGTTGCGTTAATGAGGCTTGAGCTTGCATCCGTTGGAAATGTAAACATCGGAGCTGGAATTGGACCGGCTCGCGGAGGAGTGCGCGGTGGCACGCAATATATGAGTCCCATTGGTCCATTGCCAACCAACAGCCAAGTACCTTGGGCTCGTGGTAACAGGGGAATGTATGGTGGAAGTGGTTTTGAGCCGTTTATCGGAGGGCCAACAAGAGGGGCTCAAGGGGCATTGTCCGGTATGCCCGGTGTTGCTAGCGCGATTTCTACTCCTGACATGTTGGGTCGAATGCAGCTTGCTTTGCCTGCGGCAGGCGAAAGCAGTGCTGCAGCTATGAGAGGTGTACAACTTGCGGCAAGGGAGCTACAGGCAATGCGCCGATCAGCAGCGAGAAGCGCTTCTGTAATGGGCGAAAGTCAAATGTATTCCACCGTTGCAGGACAAGTGCCAGTAGGAGCTGGCGGCCCATTCTTGCCAGCGGGGAAAGGAAGTGGAGGTTTAAATGGACAGTCTACGCCATTTGCATCGCCACTTCCTAAAAACTACCTAGAAATAGGCAAAACAATACAAGGATTGGATCCCATACTCTCAAAGAATAGTGTTCCTCTTGCAGGGGCCATTAAATCGTTAGGAGGAGAATTTGGGTTAGCTATTAAGCAAGTATTACTGTTTGGCACAGCGTATAAAGCTCTGGCCTTTTTTACTGACTTGCCCAACCAAGTTTTTCAAGCATCTAAGGCATTGCAATCTTTCAATAATCAACTAAACGCAATTACTGGATCAGCAAGCAATGCAAAACAATCGGTAGATTTCATAAACGCCACTGTGGAACGCTTTAACATTCCACTACAAAGCGCTCGC